GATGCCCCCTTACGCTGCTACACCGTTAATCACAGCAAAGTTGATGACCGGAGCTTCTGCAGTAGTGCCGCCTGTAGTAAATACAGTTAAATTAAAACTACCCGCAGCAACCGCAGTAACAAGCAAATGATACAGGTTTGACCCTGATTTTTGATTGACGATAACCACATCTGTTGCAGCAACGGTAGAATTAGTCACTGTAAAAGTGGCGGGGGTAGCTGATCCCGCAGCAGAAACAAGCGTAATCGCTCCACAGCGTTTGTCTAACGTAACCCCAGTGGTGCGGCTTGTGATTTGTGTTACTGCACCACCCGCACCTGTAGCGTAGCCAACCCCACCTGTACCGGAAGCCGTAATAGCCCCGGTTACAACGACAGAGTTCCCAATGGTGGAAGTGGTAGTAACCGCCCCTGTGGTGGAGCTTACCGAGATGACTTCAAAGCCGTTTTGCGAACGCACCGGCCCTGAGAAGGAAGTATTTGCCATATCAATCCTCTACATGCGATATCGGCGCATCAGTCTGCATGTACGTCAGCCGGGACTGTCTGATGCACCGGGCTAACCCCGGAATGATCTACTCTACAATGCAACAGGGGGGTTGTCAACCCCCCTGCTTCCTACGCTCCTGGGCTTCCAAAAATGCCCAGAGGATCAGAAACCCCAAAGCTATACCGCTCACGTGCCTTGTAGCGCACGTTCCCGGTATCAAAGTCCCCATCCATTTCGTTCTTCAACGGAGTACGAACAAAGTGCTTCAGTCCGTTAGGTACGTCAGTGGTCAGGAACCATGCATTGGTATCGGTCAGGAAATGATTGACCGTGTACCCTTCAGGGATAGACCCCATCATCTTCAGTGCGTTAACGTCGTTGTCCGCTGTGGCAACACGAAGTTCGGTTTGCAACAAACGGGTTGCTACGAACATCAACGCCGGAGGAATGACAAGCTTTCTGGGCTTGGCAGCAATCAACAACCCACGCTCATCAGTCCACGCAGCAATCTGAATCACTGCATTTTCCAACGAGGTCTCGTTGAGGTCCGAGTTTGTGGAGGGTCGATTGCTGTTGACCCCACCTGAGACCAACGGATGCGCCGTTGAGAACAAAGCTACCCCATCGCCGTAAGTCACGGCAGAAGAGAACCCATTGTTCAAAATTGCAGCACCTTTGATCTCTTTGGTGTATGCCATCGCCCGAGCCAACGCTTTGGTGTACCGTGAAGACAAACTGTCATACAGGTTGTCCTCAATGGCTTCCTCCGTGATGGAGAACCCCATTGCAATGGTCTCGTGGTTGTATCGCGCCGTCCATGCCTCTTGAGCATTGTCGTACGCAATTGCGCTACCTTCGTTTTTAACTGGGGCTGCGCTAAAACCCGACAGCTTGGTTTCTTCCTCAAAAGAGCGCTCGGAGTTCTCTGTTTCGTAGAGCTCCTTGTACTCTTGTCCATAACGAGCGTACTCAAGACCAAACAAAGCGTTTAGTCCGGGGAGTAGCTCTTTCAGTAGTTGTGCGCGTGAAATAGCCATGTTTTACCCCTTACGCTGTTGCGGTGGCAGCATAATACTCATGCTGACCGAAGTTGATTTTGACCAAAAGCTCGGGGAACTGTGTGAACACCAACGTTGCACTGGAAGCAAACGCGGTAGAAGGCGCTTGATTCAGCACAAAAGAAGTTGCCCCCGCTGCTGCTGCAGTATCTACAAAAGAACCAGACGTAATGTACTGGCCGTTAGAAGCCAACGAACCTACATCCGTCCCAACAGGCAACGCAAAAGGAAGCGCAGAACACGTCACCGTTGCCGTGGAAATGGATGAAAACGTTGCTGTGCCCAAAGATACTGCGGTTTCTTGTACCAAACCAAGCACGCGAATAGGCAGCGCATCGGTGGTTGCTGGAGTATCGGTAGGTGCAAGCAAAGCGTTTGCAGAGTTGCCTGTGTTGGTGGAACCTGTGTTGTTGATGCAAGCAAGGTTTTGCCCAATCATGGCACGAGCCCCTGATGCAACAGTGGTTGTGGCTGAGCAAATCACAGCCTTAAACACTGTATCAGGATCATCACTCACGTAGGCCACACAATCTCCTGCCGTGGTTGATGCAGGCCAATACTGAGAAAAAAACTTCTGTTTAGTGGAAGGGTCCGTGTAAGAGCAACCCAGGAAGATGCCAGCCAAAGTCCCTAAAGTTCCCGTCGATACGCTAATGCGTTCCAGATTACCACGAACCAAGGCGACGAAATCACCGTAAAAAATGTTCGTTGCATACGCATAAGCGATGTTGTACATCCGAGTGGAACCTGCAAAGACTTGCCCGCCAATCAGATTGATTGGTTTTAGCCCGTAAGGGGCATCAATAGTCGGATAAGCCATGTTAACTCCTAAAATTAAAAATTACTTGCCGCGTCCAAAGCTGACCTCGGTCCTTTTCTCTGAAAAAAGAGGCATCCGGGGGTCATTCTGGCGCATGAAGTGATTGTCTGCGGATCGAACCTGCGCATCAGCTTGCGCTTGATAAAACGTGTTGCGCTGGTCCACAAATTCAGTGGGGGTTTTGCAAAGCATAAGACCCCCAATCACGATGTTATCTTTATGGCGATCGTCGCTGCCATAATAGAACCGCGTGATTTCAGGGTGGTCTTGTGCCCGTACAGGCTCCCAACCTTCGTGGATCTTGGTCGAAATATTCCTTGGGTCATTGGCACCAAGGGTGCTGATTCGTATCCACCGATACGAGTACCCCGGCTCTGGCGTAGGATCAGGCAGCAGGCTGGGTTGCTCCCATCTGCGGGGACGCTCTACCGTAGCGCGGGTTTCAAGTTCACGGCCGATACGATTTTCAGTCATTCTGAGCCTCCAGTACTTTGCGAGCATACAACTCTAAAGGAATCTTAAACTTTTTTGCTAGCGCCACTTGCGTCTGCGTCAGTGTGACTTTTTTAGGCGCAACACTTCTAGATGCAGGGGCTACGACGCTGGATTGCCTTTTCGGTGCGTAAAAATTTTCAGGGAACTTCTCACGAAGACGAGAATCAATAGTATTGTAGTATCTAGGAGATTGCGTGTCAACCCCCTCCTTGACAAGCTTCTCATGTAGCCCAAGCGCAAAGCTTGTCATCTCTTCATCACGTCCAAACCACGGGTTCTGCTCACGCCACGCAACAGCCTTAGGATCAGGCTCGACTTCTTGGGGGCGGGGCGGAGGAGTAGGTACGGCAGGCGCCGGAGCAGTAGCAGGTATCTGGAAATTTTCAACTTTGTCCAACCGAATCTTAGCTTGCGTAAGTGCCTCTTGCGCCTCAATAACTTGATCTGCATCACCCGCATCATAAGCAATTTTATACTTACGTTTAGCTTCATCTAAAGCAAACAAAGCGTTTTGTTTAGCGGTGTCTACCAGCAACTTGGTATGCCCACCAAGACTATCTTTTAGCTTAGCGTTTTCTGCGAGGATGTGTTGCGCGTACCGAAACGCCTCTTCACGTTCCCGAAGTGCCGCTTCTTTAGCTCTGCGTTCATCGTGGTAGCCATGCGACAGCTTTTTAATACGCTTTTGTACCCCCTCATCGTACTTTGCAAGCTCTTCATCGGTAGGTTCTGGAACCGATTCTGTCAGCGGCTTACGCCCCTTATCTGCTTCGGGGGTGTCATCAACAACTTCAATCTCAATAGGAACTTCCGCATCCGCAGAGACAGGAGCAGCGGGTTGTTCGTCCGGGAATTTGTACTCAGTACGGTCTAGTTCAGCCATTTTTCACCTCATGCACGTTGAATGCCACGTGGATCTTCCACCACAGCTTCGACGGAATCGTCGTTGATCAAACGAAATTCACGATCGTGAATTCGCAACCGAGTACCCGTGTTGGCACGGGTGATTACAAAGTCTCCCTTTTTGCACCAAGGCCCTGTAGGAAACCGTGTAGGGTCTGCATAAGCCATGTCACCTAGCTCTACAACAAACAAAATATTACTTAAAAGCTCTTCATATTTTACTGTTGTATCTGCTTTGATGATACCACTGTCAAACTTGTTTTCAATGGTAGGTAGCGCACAAAGAATTTTATATCCTTTAGGGGCAGGTAATTGGGTTGCTTTTTCTTCACTCATCGTCGTCCTCATAACGTTGCAAAATATCTTGGATGTCCAACGCTGCCGAGCGTAAACCTTTGATAACGCCCGTTTGAAAGCGGTACTCGCCGTAGTCTTTAGCAGCACCTTCTGCCATGTGCGTTTTCATTTGCTCCTCACGGTCACGCAGTTTTTTAAGAATGTGTTCACATAGCTGTCTCTCATTCATGATTTCATCCTGGTCTTGAGAAGATCAGCTTGTATTTTTTTGTCTGTCTGTTGATTCTGGTTCTGTAGACGAATGCCTTCTTTCTGTGCATCAACCGCAATCCGTTGCCGTTCCACGTTAAGCCTTTCTGCAGCAAT